GCTTCCCATTAGTAACACTCAAACCAAGCGGCCATCGTTAGCCCCCCGCCGCCGCTTGCCATGTATTTCCAACCTATCGGAACCCATCCGCCAGCGGTTTCGTAGTAATTAGCAGCCTTGATCTGAGCAATCGCCGCTGTGAGATTGGCTGTGGTTTGGCCGATATAGAGTGTGCTTGCTTCGCCGATGGTTGCAGAGGTTACTGAAACTGCAACCCACAGTGCCTTACCGGTGTTGTTGGTATACGTTGTGCCCAAGGTATAGGCTCGGTTTGCCGCAGTTGTACAACCCTTGAAATGGTTTTCGTTGTACCCGGAATCGGTAATTAGTTTTCCGGTGGTTCCGTTATATTTCGGGATATTACCATCGCTTGATGAGGCCGATCCAACCACCGTGCCCAATATCGTGTTCACATCCGCAGCCGAAAGTTCTTCTGCATCCCCTGCGCCTGCCGTCTTCCTGCCTAATATCTTGCTGGTAGCAGAGAAGGGTATCCCGAAGGTGATCCCACTCGCTGCTGTCAGATTCCCGAGGTTTACGAAATTGGTGGAAGGAGCACCACTTACCGTACCAAGAGTATTACCAAGTAGGTCATTCCCTATTATAGTACCATCAGTATTACTCCCACCGTATTCAATCCCGTAACGGCCATTTCCTCCAGTGAACTCTGTTGCACCGATATGATTACCAATTATAGAAAAATTCGATACTCCAGATCCCAAATAGATTCCTGAACCTGAGGTCATTCCATTTGAATTTATAAAAGAATCGGATATTCTTAGGTCAGTTGTTCCTGCTCCTACATTGACTCCGTGTCCATAATTATGTAGGATATGGCAGTGATTCATTAAGGTATTTTTGATCTTGCCGCCACTCGATGTAACGAATCTGATTCCATCAAACGTATTAGTTACCAACCACACATTGGTGAGCTGGGTATTTGCGATGTGACTTCCAGCCAAAGCCGTACCTAAGTACATACCGTACCGATTAGCATCCATAACGCAATCGGTTACGTATACGGCTTCAACAACCCCTATACCACCACCACTTGGAGCGAGCAAGATAGGGTAGTAGAAACAGTTAAAGTTGCAGTGTGAAATATACATCTGCATACACGCAGTGATAACTATTCCACCGTAGGCTTCGGCAGTGGCATCGTCGGTAACGTCAAATGTAGCAGGGCCAACAAAACCTACATTTTCGATTTCGCTTACCCCGTTGGTATCAACCACGATACCAACACCATCTTGCACGATGCCCATCATCTCACCATCTTTTACATGACCACCAGCCCATGTAAGGTGCACGCCATAGAATGGTGCCGCCATGTAAAAATTAGCAACAGAGCAAAAGTTAACAGTTGCACTTGCATTTATACAATAACCTGCTGTCCTTGTGGCCGAAGATGCAAATCCCATAGCTTCGACATGCACACCGTCAACCGTTATGTTAAATATATCCGCCGTTGCGGACGTTGTTGACATTGTTGTTGCTTTTCTTCCAGCACCATAATAGGTCCCGGCTACTCCCAAAGTTATAGCAGAAGATACCTTGTAAGTACCTGCCGGGAAGTAAACTGACCCACCAACATTGCAGGCGTTTTGTATTGCCGTGGTATCGTCTGTTACACCATCCCCAACGGCACCATAAGCGGGGTCTTTGACATTAACGAAGCTGGCAACCTGGAAACCAGTATGTGCCGCGTCGCCATAGGCCAATTCCGTAAGGTCGGAATGCGCCGTTACCCCGCCGCCAGAGGATGAAATCGTGTTCGTTGGCTGGTCGTATGAAAGCCCGGTTCCGATCAAAATTGGTCTGTAGATATTCCCCGTATTGTCGAACCCAAACAGCGTATGCGCTGCTGGGTCGGCGGGGGCCTTCATCACGTTGCCCGCTGCGACTCCGAGGACAAGGGCCGCAATAGCCCCACCAGTTACCCGGCCAACAACGGATTCCTCGGTTACGGTAAGGGCAGCCGGGGTATCATCGAGCGTGGCATAAAGGACCGTGTTCGCATCGAATAGAGAATTGCTGACCTTGGTCCCGAGGCCGGTGTCCACGTAAGCCGTGGTTGCAACCTTCGTGGAATTATCCGCCGCCGCCTGAGTTGTTGCGGTGGTTCCATCGGGTAATGCTGGAGTCCCGGAAAGTCCCGCTGCTGTCCCGGATGTATTCTGGTTCAGGGTCGGGAAATCGGTCAAGCTGGCCGCGCTCCCATCCGTTGCAAGCATGGTATGCGCCCCAGCCGGGAAGGTCACAACGGCCGTATCGTCCGCACAGGTAAGCGTCATCGTCTTTTGGACGGTGAGAGTCTTCCCCGCCGTGATCGCAAGCCCTGCGATACTCGCTATGGCAGTCTTTTCAGCATCCGTTACGTATCTTGCATCAACACTATCGGCTATATCGGCAGTGGTGGCATCTTCCCCAACTGTGACCAACCCTTGCGTGTCGTAGGTGATCTTAGTCTTGGTAGCCCCGACTATGGGAGCAGGGGGCGCAATGTAGTCCACCCCTACCTCTGCAATGCTTAAAATCCCGGTTGTGGTCGTATTCTTGACAAGCCCGGTAGTGAGAGCACCCAGGAATTGCGCTCCGGTAAGACCGGCATCGACCGTGCCCTGGACGATTACCTTATTCGTGAAAGGGACGTTTGCCGATCCATCAACGGAATTGCCGGCAAGTGTTCGCGCCGTTGCCCATTTCGCTGCCGTTAGCGCCTCTCCGGTTGCTCCGAGATAAAGAGTGTCGAAGTAGGTCTTCAGCGTGGCCTTGGTATTGGCCCAGGTTATTTTCTTGAGTATGTATGCGGCTGTACTGTCACAGATCGCCAGAATGTCGGCATTATTCGGGGTGGTCTCAGCATCGGCGGCAACGATTGCAGCACCGAAGGCCAGATCGGGCGCACGTTCGATAGCCTCGATATAATCCTGGAATACACGGGCAGGATACCCGTTGGAATCAGTTATCGGCCCCCGCGGGAATTCGCTCATTTAACCGGCCTTCCGGGCAGTGAGGTACGGGTTGCAGAGTTTCACTTCAACGGGATCGGTAATTACAATGCGGGCGACTCCACTCCTATGCGCCCCCTGACGATTCCACGTAACGGTTGTGTCGTAGTCGCCCATCTTGCCCATCGATCGATATTGTTCTCGCCCCCAGGTGAGGCCATTGTCATCCGAAATTTGTAACGCAATCAGCGGTCCGTCATCGGTGGTATCGGTTGAAAGTCCAACCCCGGTTTTCATGTGCTGCTCGAACCTGTCCCAAACGAGGCGCTTATTCTCGTTCTGGATCGCTGGATAGGTCCATTGCCTCCTGATTACATTCCCATCGTCTGTGAGGGTCGAATCGGACCAGTAATAGACCTTCCCGGAGGCATAGTCGCCTATCAGGTGCTTGCCGTCGAAGTAGGCATAGGCGTTGATTCTGTGCCGTCCGGGGACCAGTGGATTCGGATAGCTGGCAATGCGGAACCAGTAGTTCATGGGTACGTCATATACCCATGTGACGTTTGCGGTCGGGAAGGTGAGCACGTACCATGCGTGCCCGCCGTACTGGATTGCAAACCCCTTGGCGTCGTCTATCCTGGTGAGATGTTCAAGCTGATATTCGAGAAGCCGCGAAGAAACTATAACGGGTTGATAGGCATTCACCCGCACAACCGTACGCTTGTTGGTCAGCCAGAAGATTGAATTATCGAGTTTGGCGGGGGAATCGGGTGCGCCGATGCCAATTTCCATGTAACTCCCGGACCTGCGCTCGAAGGTAAATGCCGCAGCCCCGGAATTGTACCAGGGCTCCGTTGATTCGGTCCCGAACAGCCACGCCTCTCGATGGTCCACGAACACGCGAAGAATGTAGTCGGGCGAACCCTCGGCACTTGCGAAGTCGAGCGCATCCCAGGACGTGAAATCGTACAGACCGGAAATGAAAAACTTCTGCGTGTTGCGCTCGACAACTATGGCGTATCCGTCCATGTAATCAATGGAATTGACCTCGAACCCGGCGAATGTGATCTCGGCATAGGCCATTGTAGCGTAGGTGAGGACATACCCCTTGTTGACATCCGCCACCAGGAGCTGAAGACCGTTCGATATCAGGTACACAGGACCGACAGAGGTGTCAATCGACCCCCGATTAGTCCCGGCCCCCGCCGTCGATATTTCCCAAAGGATATCGCCAACAACCGCATACGTAACCTTGCGGTCTGGAATAGCGAGCATCCCCCTCACTTCCCCTTGTTCTGTGGAATCGAAAAACGAGACAAGTCCCGGTGTTTCGGCAAGAAACTGTGTTTTCTCTTCGCCACGGGCCTCCGCTTCGAGATATAGATTACAGTCCGTCTCGAAGTAGTGGTTATGCAGTTTCTTGCCGAGGAATGGGATTTTCATTTTCTATTCTTCTTACCGTTAAGGATTGCCGGAGGTTTCGCCACCTCCGGTTGCTGAAGCTCCGGTTCTGGTTTCGGAAGTTCAGGCTCCGGCGCTTCCATGAAGGCTAAAAGCTGTTCACAATGGACTATCGCACCGTCCAGGCTGGCACGTCTCGCCCGAAGTTCATCTCTTTGCTGCAATAACAATTCTTTTGTAATCTTCATAAAGTCCCTTTAGTTGTTGGGTAGAATATCTGGGATGTCGCCGCCCCCACCGAATAAAGCTGACATGTTCGCTCCTATGAGCAGGAATTGGTTATGAAATAAATACCAGAATTTTCAAACCAACCCCAGGTTGATCCATCATTAGCGTATCCAACACGTCTTCCCGTCTCAGTAGAATATTTGTAGTGTAAGTTAATATAATGTGTTGCGTCATTGGTGCACATTGAAAGATACACCCAATATTTAGTTGCATAAGCGAATTCAATAAGTGGGAATGTGAATATATAATCAGTAGGATCTGTTGAAATATTACTTGTAGTAAAAATATCCGGTGAAGCACCTAATTGAGTACCTGGAGTGTTGGATGAATCACTATATAATCTAACAGAACAGTTGCCACAAGTAGGACTCCCCGATCTTGATAGTTTTATTGTTAATCTAATAAATGGATATGCGGATGTTGTTATAAAGCTCCCAACCATTTGATAACTAGAATGAAGGGTTCCTGTTGCTGCTCCAATGTAAGAATCCTTCGTCGGATAAGTACAATCTCCACTACCGCCACTCATCCCAAACCCAGCCATGTTCAGAGCTTCAGCCGGGCGTATAATGTCCAACTTTGGCACAAACAACCCGCCAGTGAATATAAATGTGGTTTTGGCAACCTTCTTTAGAAACTCGCGGCGATCCATTAGTTTGTGCTCCACGTACCGGCCCCGGAAATGCAGTACCACGCGAAAGGTTTTGTGTAGGCCGCGCTGGACGTATAAGCCACGGTAGATTCTCCATCGCTCAAAGCAGTAGTCCCGAACACAAACCCAGCGGCGTTGGTCCGCATCGCCGTTACATATCCCATTCTCGTATGAGCTGCCTCGACTGCC